TTGCTTATAAGATAAACAGCAAGACAAGGGAGTTCGCTGAGTTGAGTTGGTTGCTGGGTTGTTGCTGGATGAAAACGAGATTCAATGAAAGAAAGCAAAGAATTGAATATGAAGTGTTGCCCAATGTTAAAGAGTTCTATTTTACTGGTGATTCAGAGCCCTATGGTTATGCCTATGAAATAGAATCAGGAGACACCAACAAGAGATATGTCTTTTGGTCTGAAGATAGAGATGGTGTCCCAGGAATGCACTTTGAGTTTAACGAAAGGGGCAAAAGGTTCCCTGTATATGGCAATGAAGATATGTACAACCCTTATGGAATCAATCCTATTAGCAGGGTTGAATATACTTCTAATGCTTACGATGTTGTTAGAGCTGGACTCCATATAGGTTTGGCTATGACTGAAATAGCTTTGTCTGTTAGATTTAGATTGGGGCAGCCTGTATTCACTGGGATAGAAGAAGGCCAAGTTAAATTGAAAAGTGGAATTGATCATGCCTTAATTCTTCCAGAAGGAGCATCTTTCTCTTACGTTACTCCTGGGGGTACATTGACCGAACTCATTGAAGCGGTTAAATCTATGGCAAACCAAACTGCCGAGAATAACCAACTCAGAATCAGATGGGGTGAATCAGGTGGCAATACTCCAAGCGGTGAAGCATTAAGAATCTTAGAAATTGAGAACCTGGAATCAAGGGAAACAGATGAGTCTTTATTTAGGGAATGGGAACATGAAAGGTATTTAATTGATAGAACAATCCTGGATCAACATGGAGTATTAAGTTTATCTGATGATTATGCTGTTGATTTCGGTGAAGTATCTTATCCAATGTCCCCACAGGAAGAACGTGCATGGCTTGATTGGAAACTTGAGAAGGGGATAATGACCCAGAAAGAACTACATCTATATTTCAATCCCGATATGACTGATAAGGAATTAGATTCTAAGATGGGTGAAGTAAGAGAAGAAGCAAAGGCTACAGCGGAAGCAACACATCCCGCTCAACCAGCATTTGAAGGACTGAGAAAACTTGGCGCAATTAGTACATAATTACCTCGACAAATTAGATGAATTGGAAGATGTTATTAAGGGGAACGCTGATAATATCTTAGGCGCTATCGATTTGGATGAATTATTAAAAGACCCTGAAGGGTACTTGTTAGCACTCGGTGATTCATTCCTTAAAGAACACATGGATGAGATAGAACAAGCCAGTAAAGAGGGCAAGAAATTTGCTGAAGCGATCCTTAAAAAGCTATGAAGATGGACATTAAGATGAAAACGAACTTTGATCTAAGTAAGATTAAACTGGACTTACATAAGGAATTAAACTTATGTGGGAACATAATTAAGCAAGATCATTTTTCAAGACTGGAGCGAGGCATGGGTGTTAATGGTCCAATGAAAAACTTAGCCCCGTCTACTATTGAGGCGAAAGGATTTGATCAAATCTTAGTTAATACTGGAAAAATGAGGAACTTGGTTATGGAGAGGGCTAATAAAAGCAATCAAATGGTTACTATATATCCTGGGAAAGACCAACTGCGAGGCAAGGTAACCAATCAACAGATAGGCGCATTTCATCAAGAAGGCGGAGGGAATCTTCCTAAGCGTGAATGGTTCGGTATTACAAAAAAAGTAGAAAAGAAATGTAATAAAATCATTGAGAATAGAATTGATAAGGCATTAAGCAATGCCTGATCTTGAAATCATTATAGGAAACCAATTAGGAAATGCGGCAGCTGGTTGGACGCTAACCCTTGAAGAATTAGTAACCACTATGAGAGCAAGTGGCATGGAGGATGGGGCAATTAAAAACGTATTAATGAATGACTTAAATGAAGGCGGTAGGTTGTTTGGTGGATACAGGAACCAAGTCAAGAATACAGTTAAAAACGGGATGGGAATGGTGGCCAATGAATCGTCTCAAGCAACCTTTGAAAAAGCTGGTATTAAACAATATGAATGGGTTGCTGTTGGCGATAAGAGTGTTTGTGTAGATTGTGATGGAAGGCACGGTGAGGAGGGCACAATGGAATACCATAAAACCATAGGAACGCCTCGCTCGGGTTTTTCTATATGTCAAAGCAACTGTAGATGTAAGTTAATTCCCATAGACTATGATGATGAAGATTTTGATAAGCCGTTATTGAGGGGCAAAAAGAGGGGAGACATATTTAAGGGAACTCCTGATACTCGGTTGAATAAAATTCTATCAGAGGCAAATGTAAGCCCTAAAAAAGCATTAGATGATATGATGGTATTTGCAAAACACGACACACCCGAGAGTGTAATGTTTAGACTTGCTGAAGAGTACGGGATAAAAGGAGCGGATGCTCATCACTTTATAAACTATGCGAGGGGCTTGCCTGAAGATTTAGAAAGGTATCTCGAAACAACCCCTAGTCGTTTGGGCGGTTTTGATCACTTTATGGAGAAATGGACTCACGGAGTCGAGGTAGAAGGCAGAGATGGTGCCGCTATGACTTTTTGGGATTTTGAGGATGTGAGAGATTACACTCAAGCTGAATTAATTATAAGCCTCAGGGAACACGGACATAGTATCAGAAGTTTAGACGATTTTAGAAAGTCTAAATATAAACTGTACAGATCTGGGACTACGCAACACGGGTACAACAGTTTTTTTATGAACAAGGAACAGGCAATCAGCTATCAGCGAAGATTTGGGGTAGATAGCGTCAGTGAATATGAAGTCTACGGATATGACATAATTCCAACAAGGTCTGGAGCTGGAGAAGTTGTTGTAAGTGCTGATGCTATTTTAAGCGAAACTATTATAGATATAGGATTATAGTAAAAAAAGTAAAATATAAAATATTATTTTTTAAAAACATCTAAAATGAATTAATTTTAACCTAATAAAACGAGGACAGAATGTCTGAAGATACAAATACCCAGAGTGTGGAACCACAATCAAAGCCTTATGTTGAGAGGCCTGTGATTGAGAAACCAATATCAACAGAGGTGGCTACTCAAAGCCAGGAAGCTGATATAGAAACGCCCGACATTGGTCAGCTGGTACAGGAAAGTAAGAAGTATAGGAAAAGGGCTCAGGAATCTGAAGCGAAGTTTGAAAAGCTAAACAAAAAACTTGAAATTGATAGACAAAAACAGATGGAAGAACAAAACCAATGGCAGCAACTTGCCGAAGAAAGAGCTGTGAAGCTCTCGGAAATGGAACCCATTGTTGAGTCATTCAAGAGAGATGAAGCCGATCAACGTGAACAGATTCTTTCTGATTTTACAGATGCAGACCGTGAAGAATTTGGGGGGCTATCATTACCCCAGCTTAGGAGTCTGCACGCTAAACTAATTAATAATAATACCGTAATACCTACAAGTGGTGCTCCTGCAAGATCTTCAAATCCTGACAATAAACATTGGACGGATATGGGAACGAAAGAAAGACAGGAAAATTGGGGAGATATTATCAGTAGTTATTCGGTTAGGAAATAAGGAGTCTTAAATGGCCTATACAGCCTTTAGTGGAGATGCCACCCACGGTACACAACTGGACGTATTCATACCAGAGTTGTGGGCTGACGGTGTCTACCGATATTTTAACAAACAATTAATCCTTAAACCGTTCTTCGATGATTATTCGAGTTTGGTTCAAGGTGCTGGGGATGTATTACATATTCCTACAGTTCAAGAAGTGGCTACTGCTACCAAAGCAGTAAATACTGGTGTAGCATACACTGTTGCAACTGAAACTGATATCGATCTTGCAATTGATCAACACAAATATGCTGCAAAGTTATTTGAAGACCTTGCAATGATTCAGTCCAACGAGCAATTATTTGACAAGTACGCTCAGTCAATGGCATACGGGCTCGCAAAAGCCGTCGACACCAAGATTGAAGCACTTCTTCAGACACTTGGAACAACTCAAACACTTGCCGCAGACAATTCTATGTCTAATGCTGATGTTGAGACTGCTCTTGGAACAATGATGACTAACGACATTCCAGCAGATGAATGTGCGTTCTTTGTTAATCCATTGATCTACGCTGATCTGTTGAACTCGAAAGCGTTTGTTACTAATAACTCAGGCGCTGGTGTTGGTTTTGGAAATGATAATGCAGTAATGAACACTGGTCAAGTCGGAGACTTATTCGGCATCCCAGTTTTCACATCCTCATTAATTCCAACAACAGCATCAACTGGAATTGAAGCCGCATACTTGGTACACAAATCTGCAATAGCAGTAGCGGTACAACGGGATATTAGAATCCAAAGTGAGTATTCTGTGGATTATCTTGGCACAAAAGTAGTTGCCGACATTATCTATGGTGCTGTGATCACCACTTCAAATCATGTTAAAGGAATCGAATTTTTGAATCCGTAAATCCTGACAACACTAATATTGGGCGGTG